GAGCCGTGACCGGTCCGACCGCGAGAAATGCGTCGTTCCAGTAATCTTTGGATCCTTCGTGGTAGTTTTTCTCCATAGAATTTGTTGGCGGCGCCAAAAGCGCCCTTACGGATATGCAAATCGAACCTGCTCTGGTCGTCTTCAATGAAGACGATTTCGTCGTCCTCATCCATACTTCCTTGAACAGCTTCGATTGCAGCAGAAAAATAGGCTCCTACTTGTTCAGCATTGCTGCCACACATGTAGATCACCTGCTTCCCGCTTTTTATCTCGCCTGGGGTAAAGGCACTAGGAGCAAGAGCCTTCTTCACTGACTTTGTCAGTGGTTTGATCCATGGACCGCAAACTACACTCATTTCCTCAGGGCATCCTTGGATGAACCTTGGGTCTTTGAGAGTTGGCGGGGTTTGTGACTCTGCTTTAATGGCAATCTCCTTCTTAACAAAGGAAGATGCCATAAGCGGCTCAGGCATGTCAAAGCCCTGAGCTTGCATAGCGCGGAGTCGATCACGCTTTGCAGGGGGGAAGTTCTTGCTCCAGAGTGCAAAGTTCATGGCCTTACGCTGAGGTTTGACTCTCCTCAGCACATGCTTTACTCTCTGGTAGGCTTGTCTCCATTTCTTGTTGACAGCCTTCTCCATCTTGGCCGCAGGCACTAACTTGCCCACGCGCCCCATTATGGAACACACTTCATTATGCACACAACCAGCGAATACGGTTGGTGCAAAGCCACGGATTCCCCAGTGCATTTCTGCTCCGAATGATGGCTTGCAAAGTCGTCCCTCCCCTTGCTTATATTTAAAGCGAGGATCAGTGGGAACACGTTTCATCGCATGCTCAGAACAACATACAGCAAAGTACATTGTGGAGCTCGCCTTTTGGACAGTGCGAAAAGCATCGAGAAGCCAGCCAAGACTGGTACCAACGATGCAATGTGCGAGGACAACGGTTGTGTTCCATGTAACATGGATCAGGAGTGCAATAAGTAGATTGCTCTGAGAAAGATAGAAATGTGCCATCATCCTCAGAAAGAACTCACCCAGTGTGGCCTTCATGCCTACATTTTTACTTGCAGACATCTCCATGAAGACCAGGACCATTGTTGGGAAAACATCCCAGTAGTGTATTGCAAGAGGCATATCGGCCGGGGCACCGGGCAGTAAATGGCCTGCTCTCTTAAACAATTCCTCCACCATTGGTACGAGGAGGAGTCGGACTGTCACTGCCAAGAACCACGCAGCCCAAATGGTCGAAGGGTCGCGGGACAAGGGTTCCATAGCTTCGTATTTGAACAGACGCTCGAGAGGTGTCCCCCGAACTTCTGAAATGTCACGAAGCCGCACGTATCTGCCAAAAGCATGACAGAATCTGCTCGCGTGCGTTCCTAGGCTGGAAGAGCCTTGATAAGTCAGTGACTTGACTGTCCTGGATCGAATACCTATCCCATCTCGCAAGGCTTGTTCATGCACTTCCATCACCAGCAAGTGGCTGGCTTTGGCGCCAGCTAAGGAGTAGTACTTCTCCTTCCTGATGATTTGGGTAAGGTTGTTGATGACAATCTGTCGATCAACAACACTCCGCGGGTCCTTG